GATATAGGCAATTTAAGATTAGCAAGTGCTTTAGAAAATCAATATAATAAAAATAGACAATGTAATGGAACAAGCCAATATAAAGGTGTGTGGTTTGATTCTGTAAAAAATTGTTGGAAAGCTTCAATAAGGTTTGAAAACAAGAGACATTATATTGGACAATTTTCTACTGAAATTGAAGCAGCTATTGCTTATGATGAACTTGCAATAAAAATACAAGGTAAATTTGCCAAGCTTAATATATTGACAGGATTGAGTAGCGACCAATCTGAACACAAATGAATCATTCAAACGATGCTGTGATTGTTAAGAATTTCCATTTATGGGGAAAAGAAAATAATATAGCAACCAGCACTATTCATGATGCTTTCTTTGCAAATGCAGCTGATATGCTGAAAGGTAGAAATGCCTTAAGAGGTATCTACGCTAAAATGTTAAATAATAATGTTATCATTAATACTTTAGATGAAATGCTTGCAAGAGGATTCCCTAAAGAATTGTATGACAAATATTTACAAGAAGCAATTGATATAGGCTTAGTACCTATTGCAGGTAAATCCACAGTCGGTGGTAAAGTATTGACCGAAAAAGATATCTTAAATAAAGAAGATATTTTACGTGAAGTACCTCCAGGATTTGATAATGATTACGGATGGTACGGAGTTGGTTAGTCGAGCTGTAAAATTAACCCACTAATTAGAAAGTTAGTGTATCTATACAAAAGATAAATTAAAGATTTCCATTAGATTATAAAGACTGTGTCTTTTAAAAAATATGAGTTGTACTCAAAGGTGAACAAAATGGCTGAAAATGAAAACGAAAATGATAACTTGGATAAGTTAAACGAAGAGCAACGTAAGAAAGATCAAGAAATGATTGACAAATTGGTTCAAGAACGTGTTGATAACAGTTTGAAAGATATTAAATCAAAGCTTGATAACGCTTATAGTAGTAGAGATACAGCTCTAAAAAGATTAGCAGAATTTGAACAAAAAGAAAAAGAAGCAGAAATTAAACGTCTTCAAGAAGAAGGTAAGTTTAAAGAAGCTTTCGAAATGCAGTTAGCAGAAGAAAAGGCAAGAAGAGAAGCTCTTGAAAAACGGAATATTGAGTTAACCAGAGATTTAGATGTAAAGTCAGCTTTGAACAGTTATGAGTTCAAAAACCAAAAAGCTATCAATATGGCTTTTGCTGAAATATCAAGTCAGTTGGTTCAAAACGAACAAGGAGTTTGGGTTCACAGATCAGGTGTCTCTATTGTAGATTTTGTTAAAGTCTTTTGTGAAAACGAAGAAAATGCTTTTCTGTTAAAAGTTAAACAAAATTCAGGTTCAGGTTCTTCAGGATCAACGCCGAACAATAACCTTCAATCTGGCACAAAGAAATCACTATTTGAAATGTCTCAGGATGAAGTATTACAAATGGCACGAGATGGAAAACTATCTCGTAAGTAAAACTTAAGGAATAAAAATGACAGTAATTACAAATTTGTCAGGTGCAGAACAATTTGTTCTTCAAGAAAGCATTAGCGCATACTCGGATGAAGCGTATACAAATGCACGTAAATTGTCCAGCACAGCTTTGGTAGGTTCAAATCCAAATATTGATCCAACCACAGAAACTTTTATTGGTCAAGTTCGTTGGTTTAAACCTTTGAACCCACAAATTAACGTTGCCTCTTTGACCGACTCAACTGAAGGTAGCAAAACTAACTATAGCTCAGATTATCTGACTTATATTAAAACCGTTCGTACACACGGTGCAGAGAAAGTAAATCTGCAACAAGTTGTAACACAACAAGACGGTCTGGCCAAAATTGGTCGTGACTTCGGTGAAACCAAAGCTCAAGATGAGCACAATGCTGTATTGTCAGTATTGAAAGGTGTTGCCCTGTCTGAAGTATTGTATGGTGCAGCAAGCGCATCAGGTCAAGCTGGTCTGGGTGGTCAAACATTCGACAACGATCCTACATCTTTGCGTTATGGCTTCTATGTGGACTTGGGCAGTGCTAAACCTGTAGTTGCTCCTTCTGTAGCTGTACAAGGTGCTTCTCGTGCCGAAGGTTTCTTGAATGCTGTTGGTATGGCATATAAAGACTATGAGCCAGAATATTTCTATCTGGTTGTAAGTCCTGAAATCGTAGCTTCTTTGCGTTCTGCCAACTTGGTAGATAGCATTGTTGTTACCGATGGTAATGTTAATTTCAACACCATTTTCCAAGGCAAATTCCGCTTGATTCAAACTCGTGCAAGCCAAGGCTTCTCAAGTGCTGAATTGGCAAAAATCAACTCTGCTGCAGGTATTGACATTGTAGGTACAAAAACCTCTTTCGTTGTACTGCCAGGTGCAATTGCTATGGCTCCTTTAGCTGTTCCAGATAGCACAGAAATTTATCGTAATGCAAACGCTTATAAAGGCGGTGGTGTTACTTCTATCTGGTATCGTTGGGGTTATGTATTGGCTCCTGCAGGTTATGACTGGAAAGGTGCAACCAACAAATTCCCTTCAGATGCAGAATACAAATACGTAGTAGAATCTGGTACACCTAAGGCTTTAACTGCTTGTGCAGATGGTCTATCTGGTGTTATCGGTACTTATGCTCGTAAAACAGAGTCTGCTCTGAGCCTGGGTATTTTGCCTATTTTCCACTCTTAAGGGATTATTATGGCTTTAGTAAAAGGAACAAACTCTTATGCTACTGTAACTGAAGCCGATTCTTATTTTAGAGACCGTTTAGATGTAGATGCTTGGACAAATGCAAGTGCAACAATAAAGGCTCAAGCGTTGATTACGGCAACTGCTTATATCGACGATTCAGAATGGTCTGGGAGTGTCGTGGACGAAAGTCAATCATTGGCATTTCCTAGATCTGGTGAATATTTTGATCCCAGACTTGGTTTAAATAAAAGCATGGAAACAATTCCAACAAGGGTTATCCATGCTGTATTTGAACAAGCATTACATTTATTAAATAATGAGGGTTTATTTGATGATACAGGCTCTGTAATTGATTTGCAAATTGCGTCAATATCGCTTACAAGAGTTAAATCTGCAAATAAAAAATCTTCTACAGTTAAAAGATTAATTGCTCCTCTGCTTAAGAACAAAGGTACTGATTCTTGGTGGAGAGCAAACTAATGAGCTATAGAAATCTAATCGATTCTAATTTAAGAATTGCATTTAAATTACTAAAAGATCTTGTGGACGATATCTCAATAGTAAAAAGATCAAATAGTGATTTTGATTTTTTAAATAATGAAATCACCGCGAGTGAAGAAACTATTTATTTGAAGGCTATTATAATTGAGTCCACAAACTCTAATAGCAAAAGTAATTCTAAAAAATCTCAATGTTTAATTCAAAAATCAGACGTCACAACACTTTCTGTGGGTGATGTTTTTAATTATAAAGGATTAGATTATAAAATAACAAATTCTATTAAAGATGACGGTAGTATACTATTATTTGATGTAGAAAGAGAGGTGTCAAATGGGTAAGTATTTAGATCTAGAATCTTCTATTTATTCTATATTTGGATCTCAACAATGGAAAGCAGAAAACATCCCTACTTATCCTTCAAATGTTATAAAAAATGATTCTAAAAGTTCCTTCATAAGATTATCAATAATCCCTAACAGTAATAGTGTTAATTTTAAATCTATTTCTGGTGTATTGATAATTGATATTTTTACAGAAACAAACATTGGAACAAAATCATATTCTACAATAGCAGATAGATTAGACGATTATTTAGTTACAAAAGGTTTCAATAAAAATAATTTCTTTTTACAATTTAAAGAGAGTGTATTGACACCTATGGGTGTTGATAAAGATTCAGCGTCTCTGTTTAGAGCGCAATACACAATAACTTTTAACTTCTTCGGAGTTGATTAATGACACATATTAATTCAATTGGTGCAGGTATTTATTCTGACTTGTCAGTTTATTCAATTGCAGATGCAGCCTTACCTGCAACACCAGCAACTATTACTAACTGGGTAACCTTATTTGCAACAGAACTTGCAACCGCTCAAACAGTTGCAGCAGCAAACTCTTTTTGGCGTATTCAAAACGTACGTGAATTTCCATCCATCGGTACACCTGCAAACATTGTTAACGTTCCTAACTATGGTACTAAAACATCTAAACAGGTACAAGGTCAGGCGGATGCTCCTACAATTGAAATCACATTAAACTATGTACCATTAGATTGGGCACCTACAACTAATACTTTAGGCGCTACAGTCGGTAACGGTAAATCTTATTTATTTAGATTTAGTTTATTGAATGCTCAGCCTGCTTCTTATGCAACTACTTCAGCCGGTATGGGCTCCGTAGTTGGTGGTGTTGCTGGTTCTAACAATAACAGCCAATGGTATTGGCAAGGTAAAGTTGAGGCTCTTTTAATTAATCCTCAATTGACAGATGCTAACACAGCAACTCTTACTATCTCAGTTCAATCTGAGTTTTATGGTGCATTTACTGTATAATTTTAAAGGAATACTATGACACACATCTCTTCGATTGGTGCTGGTATGTACTCTGATTTGTCAGTAGCTCTTCCATTAACAGATGTTTCCTTTTCAACAGCGAATATCGACACTCCTGCTGAATGGCAAGCTCTGTTTTTGGATGAGATTGCTGCCACTGGCACTAAGGCCACTGGTACATACGTACGTATCCAAAATGTACGCGAATTTCCTTCTATTGGTACACCTGCAAACATTGTTAACGTTCCTGTTTACGGTCAAAAGACTTCTAAACAAGTACAAGGCCAAGCAGATGCTCCTACAATTGAAATCACACTGAACTATGTTCCTTCTGACTGGGCCTCTACTACAATTTTAGGTGCAGCTGTAGGTAACGGTGTTCAATACGGATTCAGATTTGCACTTCTGAACTCTGCGCCTGTGAACTACAGTTCAGGCGCGGCAATTACACCAACAGCTTCCACAAGCACAACTGTTACTTCTGTAGCTAATGCAGCTTCTGTTGAAGTTGGCCAAATTCTTGTAAATACTGCAACTCCAACTACAAAATATGGTAGAGTTACCGCAATTAATACTGGAACAGGCTTGATTACATTTGACGCTACTGGTTTCTCAGGTGGTACACCTCCTGCGACAGGTGCAGGTGTAATTACATCTGTGGGCATTGGTGAAGTAGCCAATAGTTCATGGTATTGGTATGGTAAGTTAGAGTCTTTGTTGATTAATCCTCAATTGACAGATGCTAATACTGCCACGCTGACTATCTCAGTACAGTCTGAGTTTTATGGCGCTTATACGCTGTAATAATTATCGGAGAGGGTGACACCTCTCCTTTTTCTTAAATATGGAGTCTTATAATGGCCACAGAGATTAAAAAATGCACATGCACAGGCACTCCTGCTTGTGAATTCCAAGACAGTCGTTACGGCAACCAAATGAGAGTATGTAATAACGATTA